ATAGGAGAGGATCTATGGATAGTGTCGTTGGTACCTAGTTGACCAAAGTTATTAATTCCCCATAGCCAGAGGGAACCATCGGTCTTGATAGCCATGGAGTATTGATCACCACTAGATATCTGAGCCCAGTTGGTCCCACCACTGATGGTCTGGATAGGAGAGGATCTATGGATAGTGTCGTTGGTACCTAGTTGACCAAAGTTATTAATTCCCCATAGCCAGAGGGAACCTGGTGCTTGATACCCCGGAATATCTGTCCATTTGAGGAATGTTTCATCAAAATCAATACCATTTACTTGGTATCCAGAAGTCATGTCGCTGCTCCTTTTAAGAATCTTTTAGCCACAGGATGGCTTGGTATCTACACCATGGAAGCTTTTGGCTCCATGGTGTAGATATGTTAAGCTTTCTGAGGTTGTCGATTATATTTTTTGTCTAACTGGTTTAGGTTTGTTAGCCCTAACATTAGCCAAAGTTTTTCTGCGTTGGTCAAGTAGTGCACAGTACCATCGCTACAGATCAACATGGAATTAACAACACGTGGATTAGTGGTAGAATGTACATCCATGGTTAACATCGTTCCTTCTTAATAGCAACAATACTAAATAGATCACCAATAGCATAACCCCATTTATCACTATCGTTAACTTTATCTAATCCACTATCAATAGGGTTGTAGTCTAAGCGATAAATATCACCAAGTCTGTCTGTTAGGTAGAACACATCGGTAGGTAAGCTTCTAGATGCATATAGACTTACCCAGTCACTCTTATCACCAAACTGTTCTAGACAAGAACCATCATCAATACCAGATAGCCAGAAAGTACCGTTTTGTTTGATACAGGCATAAGTAAAGTTTCCAATAACTATCTTATCCCAATCAGTACAATCGCATAGTTGTCGTGGTTTACGATAGCCCTCATCCCAAACCCAGATACTACCATCTGTCTTCAAGGCGATGATGTCGTTATTTTCATTGATAGCAACATCTTTCCATCTACGATCTTCACTAATGGTAACTGGACAGTTTACCTCATCATCACCGCGATTGTTAAGATTACCCCAACCATAGATCAGACCATTGAACTTAATAGCTACCGTAGCAGATCCACCACAAGCTACTTTACTCCAGTCATTACCAACGATTTGTGTGGGTGAAGATTGCGTTTCTTTATTGACATTGCCTAACTGGTAATCGTCATTACAACCCCATAACCAAAGAGTGTTATCATTCTTTATGGCTGCTGTATGGAATAAACCAACAGAAACATCACTCCAGTTATTACCTGGTATCTGTACTGGCGTGGTATATTCAATAGCGCCACTTATGCCGATCTTTGAATAGGTATTACTACCCCACATCCAAAGTGTGCCGTTATCTTTGATGGCGGCTGTTGTAAGCATATTGAAGCTATCTACTTTAACCCACCTAGAGTCAGTAGTGGAAATTCTGATTGGTTCATTGGTTTCAATAACATCACCAATACCTAATTGACAGTCTGAATTATCACCAATAGCCCAAAGAGAACCAATCATTCCTTTGTTATACTTGGGTTTGAGTTTATAGTATTGAACAACGCCCTTATCCAGGCTATGGAATAACCATGGCCTAAAAAATAGACCTTGATTAGTCTTGAGCTCGATGTTGACTACAGCATCGCCCCATTCGAATGGGTTTCTATAACCAAATTGAAATCCCTGTAAAGCACTCTCAGCACCAGAGATGTGATGAAACACATTGAACGTAGTAGGTTCGAGCGCGATAACGAAACACCATTCATCTGGATCTGTGAATGATTCAAAATGAATCCCAAACATGGGTTTCCTGAATAACCCAGATTTCTCTACTTCCAGTACAACTTGTTCTCCAACAGCTTTTGAGAACATGTTCTCAATACCAGGAAATAGCAAGTTAAAGTCTTTTACTTCACTGCCATATTCAGATGGTTGATATTGAAGCATGCATACAGCATTGAATAGTTTTTGGATCTCATCTGGATGAAAAAACTTATCTGCGTGGATAAGAGTAACCATAGAACGATCTGACATTTTACTGATCTCCTGTTTTGAATCTAACCACTTTATGTTGTCTAACTGGAAATATCTACCTACCACCAGGCTAAGTCCTAGTGGTAGGTAGATGTTATATGTTAGATACTGATATCATCGCCTAGATCAAAGTCACCACCTCCCTCACCGCCACCTTCTTCACCACCTTCAGATGGTTGAGATTCGGTTTCTGAGGAGCTAGATGGAGTAGATGGTTCGATACTACCAGAACCTTCTACGTTCATTTTCTGGACGTCTTTATTACCAGCAGAACGAGCATTCTCAAGAGTTTTGAGGAATTCCAATACACCCCTCATCACACCTTGGATGTGTTCTTTATTGATTTCATTCAAATCTAGGACTGGTTTATCTTCTTCATTAGTAGACACGATATCTGCTAGCTCTGTCATGAAGCCATTCTCTGACATCCACTGACGCATAAAGTAAGCTTTCAGAGCCACCTTAACAGCGTCTATTGACTGGCTAACTTCACCGACCAGTTCTTCAGTCATGAAGGAAGACGATACCCAGAACTCCAGTGCTTTATCCAGTGCTTCTGATTGTTGATCAAATGCACTAGATAGTGTTTCAACTGACGTAACATTAGGTCTAGGTAAGGTTATTTCCAGATAGGTGGAATAATAGTCTATCAGGTAATTGATGAATTTCTTCTGATCGTGATCACGTAGCGTTTTCTGATCAGCATCGAGGTATCTATCTACACTAGCCAGTTCATTTTCAATGAGTGTATAGAGACGTTCTCTGACAGTGAAGTCATTCCTGATGACTTGTTTGACATATCCAGTCATACATGGAGTGAGTTTATCTTGCCATTGAAGCACGCGTTTTGATAGGAGAATGTTATTAGCAAGTACGGTAGTAGCAAACTCGGAAGCGAATCCATTATCAACGGTTTCTGGACTAAGTCCAAATGCCATGATGGTTTGTTTACGCAAGAGTTCGTCTAGCTCGTTATCAGGAAGCTGATGTTGGAAATTCTTGGATTCAAAATCAAACTTAGTTTGAGGAATACCTGGATGACCTTCAAAGGTAAATTCCAAACCAGCACGTTGTACCCAATCGACTAAATCAAGAGGAGTGTTGATACCCAATGGAAAGTATTGTTGACGCATCTTGATGACTTCATTGATACCAGTCTCAATGGTTTTCATGGGATCTGGATCATCAGGATCGATGGTCATGTTGACGTGAGTTACGGCGATTGAGTTCTTAGCCATAGCCATGACTTTAGCGAATAGCAAAATAGCTCTCAACGACGTCAGAACTTTTAGATCGTCGAGCAATGATTTACCTATACCATCTGTAGTGAAGTTCAGAGCAAAATAAGTCACCATCTCAGCTGGTACATATAGAAGTCTAGTATACTGACCAGCAAGAGTTCTGGCCATCATCATCTGATAAACTTGATCAGACGCACCTAATTCAAGGCGCTGTCCATAGATACCGTTTTTCAGTCGATAAATCAAATCGCCTTCAATGATACCTTTATAAGCTTTGGTATAATCATTGACAAATAGATTTCTATCACTATTACCAATCAGGTTTCTTTTTGCTCTCTGGGTAAGTAGTGTAGTTACCTGGTTGGTATTATCGGTAAGGCTTGCATTCATACTACCGATAACCTGCAACATCCTGGTATAGACTAATGGATTGCCTTCTTCATCTAGAAGAATGAAGTAACCAACATGTGTCTTAGGATCACCAGGGATATACACAGGTATGGTAGCCTCGGTTGGGATCTTCATATCCATCGGTCTACCTACAGATGGCCTAGATGTCTGATCCCTAGTCTTAACAGCTACGAATGGAACTTCCTTAGGATCAACTTTCCTAAAGAACATATCTGTGATTTCTTTGTCACTGAACCTAACTGCTGCCGATTCTGTACTGACAGACCTTACTGTGTTCCTGATGCTATTCTCAGATAGAGTCTTAAGAGCATGAGGCAACTTAAGATATTTAAAGTTATCCGTTATCTGTACCAACTCCATCATCTTACTAGCGCCAGGACTTGGGTTACTATTAGACTCTGTAGCTATATGGAGGTTCTGATTGTAACCAGCAACAGCTCCACCTTTATATTTAGCTCTGATAGACTCCATGGAGAGTTTATTGGAGCTAGATTGAACGACTGGATTACCCAAGATACCTATAGATGGGCTGTCAAGTATTTCAGCTATGGATTCTGTAGATACATTAAACTGGCTATTGATTACATCATCAACGGCTGATTCTGGGATAACAGCCTTAACATAGGCCCCAGATATAAACATGGCTTCTCTAAGGATATCTGGAAGCTGTTTCTTGAAGCCGTAGTGCTTCTCCATCTCCTCACTTATAGCCGAGATGAATTGTGCGGATAAAGAAGCCGGCATAACACTTTCACTGAACTTATAGATAACTTCAGTGCTGACCATATCTTTTGGCGATAGGATGGAGCTGATGAGGATCTGGGCTGCCAGCTCCAGGTCCGGAAATAGCTGCATGATGTTCTCAGCAGCACGCATCTTTTCAGCTACTTCATCCGAAACAAGTTTAAACCCAGAAGTATCTAGGTTGTAGAAACTGTTCTTATCATGGATGTTAAAGGGCTGTACGTTACGGTCTTTAACTAGCTTACTGATAATAGCAGCGCTTTTTAGCTGACCACCAACCAGTTTCATAGCAGGATATTTTTTTCCTGTATTCGCCATCTCGGCAAGTTTTCTAAGTGGCGTGATGTCAGCCATAGTGCTTCTCCAAAGAGGGTTCAAGAATGCTTGAGGATTTCAAACGCAAATACGAAGCCGATACGATACGATTGGCTAAATTGATCACTATCAAGTTCAGTGATACAGCTAGTTTGATTAACGAATACATGATCATCAGGTATGGTCAGGATGCCGTTGATTACAATGATCCTACCACATGGAAGTATTATCTCCATTTAGCTGGAGAATACCATCCTAAAGATGAGATCATGACTATATACTCATTAGATACCGCTGAGTCTATCGTTTTTTCAAAGGAACTTCTTGCTCTTCATGATAATACACGTCTTACATACCAGAAACTCGGTGTGGAGTATTATCAACTAGTAGATAGATATCCAGAGCAAGAGTCTCTTATAAGAGGCATACTCTTCCCATGCGATATCGAGGAAGCTATCGCTGCTGAAAATGGAACCATCTTAACCTATCCAGAAGACCTAGTAGAGGAAAGAGAAGTAACCCTCATAGAAGAGCTAGGTAAATGGATCAAAGGCTATTTAGTCAGGTGGAATGTTCAGTCATTCATGACTACAGATACCTACTACGTAGCTGCTTATCAAGCTGTGTTATATCTCAATATAGTCCAAAGACTATTCAATTTACGTAATCGTAGAATACATACCAATGAGGTTCATAGTTTCCATGTTAGGGCTTTCCTAGCTTCTCATGGCCATCTGGATATCTTCTATGATTACCTTACTGAAAGACAACGGTTATTCCTCTATAGGAACTTAAGGTATATCGAGAGACATAATGGTATTAAGCCAGTATTCAAACTACTGGTAGATAGGTTGTTGACAGAACGCCAGATTCCTATCGCTGAATATACAGCCAGACAATATCAGGGGTTTGATAATTACGGATATCCTAACTATAGGTATCGTAAATCCCCACTCAATACCCAATACAACGTACCAGAGAAAGACTACTATAGCCTTAAGGAACTCAGCGATAAAGAACGCCCGTTGGCTGTAGGTAACTCAGATGAGTGGGATGATAAGTTCAGTAGCATGGAAAAGAAATTCCAAAATTCAGGTCATGCTGTTATGATGACCAAGGATTTAGAATCCTTCATGTATGATTACAGCGATGCTGTTCCACATACACTAGAAGAAATCATGGTCAATGAATGGCTTTATACTGCGTACACACAGCAATATAAGTCAGTCATCAATGTAAACAATCCAACCAAAACAGCTGTCATCACTATGACTACTGATGAGGCTATTATCTATTACATGTATCTAGCTTGTCATGAGTTAGGTATAGAAACACCACGTATACCTAAGATCATGGCATATAGTATCAGTAGGCTACATGATCAAAACTGGACGGGTATAGCAGACATAGCTCAACATAGTGGTTTATATGAACGACAAGACATAGCTACTATGTTATATCGATCATTACCCATCGTACCTGATAGATTCTATTCAACACAGCAATTCAATGAATATACCAGGTCTCTATATGAGGCTAGAGTATCGCATTGGATCTTCTTAGCTAATGTCGGTGATATATCTGACCATGGTTCTGTTGCTGTGATGATCAATAGAATGTTCTTTGATGTGCTAGTCGATTTTGACACACATCCGATTATCAACCCAGATGGTCTTGATATGGAAGCTTGGTTGTCTAAATGCAATCTTCCTACCGATGACTTTAGTTCTGCTGATAGAAAGATCTTGATGCAGGATATCTTCGAACAAGCTACTGGTTACTTTATTGATCCTACTAAGGTTTTGGCTTTCATACAAAGAGCTATGATAGCCATCATGAAACAACTGAGTAGTTATTCAGTTCAATTCATCACGGATATCAATGCATCTAAGATCAGACTGATAAACTGGCAACCAATCAGACCTGGTGATCTTCATGGTGAAAACAACCATAACGTAATAGCTAGACCGTCTGTTAATGTCTATGACTATCATAACACCACATCCAGAGAAGAAACTATCTCTCTGCTAGATGTATCTGAAGTCTATGTAGATACCATCTCCGAAGATATGTTGGTTAACTATGACGTAAGTATCGATAACACCATGGAAATATTAAGCTCTGGTACTGAAGTTATCAGACTAAAACCTCCATATGTCAAGGTATCATCTGGTGCCTTAATGCAGTATCTATCTGCTGAGCAAATCAATTCCCTGAGGATCTAGGAGAACATCTTGGAACAGATCGTCCCGACTATTTATGGTTCATATCTGCAAACCTGTCAGTATATGAACCTGCCGTTCGTAGCGGCAGAACACACTACACTGAACGAAAAGTTTGGTTCCAATGAAGGTATTGTTCTGGCTAGCGACGATATGCCTTTCATGCAATACGTAGCTATTGGTAATAGAGGTCATCGTTTCACTACAGGTGCTGATGGTGTTCCACTCATCAACATCGTTCAACATCAACCCACCGATGCTGCACTATACGGCCATCTGCCATTTATATTGCGTCCGTTGGATAACGACCTAACGCCAGCTGAACGTGCTAACTATCGCATGCGTGTGATTGAAACCTATGATGGTGTTTTATACGCTGCTTATTATCTCAAGAGACTGAACTTCACCAACACCACTCCTCAGATGGAGCTGCGTGAGATCAATAATGGAGTCATCACAACGACACCATTCGTTCCTGGTGTTGGTAATCTCAATCCAACTCCTCCTGCTATCGATCCTGGTGTTGTTCTTACATCTAGCGGTAATGCAGTTGCCGTGACTTCCAAAGTTCCATTTACTATGGATGAATGGGAGATCAATGAACTGCTGGCTGCCTGCATGATCAAGTACAATGACGATCGCTACGCCATGATCACTGAGATCGCTCTTTGCTCTGGTATTGATAAGACAGTTACTGGTGAATTCAACGGCATTGTAACTGGCTATACTGATGCTATCGCTGCTCAAGTCTGTGCATTCATATCTGCTAGCTATGCTGCTAAATATAGTAACGCCGGTATCAATGTTCTGCTTGATGTTGGTGCAGTTAATCCGTTGTTGTTTAGTTAATCTCTAGATGTGGTCTGGGTGGCTTTTTAGCCACTCAGACCATCTTCTGGATATAGTTTTTTAGGATATTGGAATGATAACTAACCGTTTGGTCGGTATCGACCCTGGTACAGAGTACTGCGGTGTAACACTGGTAGAGTACTCTATGGACGGTGATGTCATCTCGATATCACCAAGAACTATCAACACCAATCATGTTCATTTACCATATGCTGATGATAGGGTGTTATTACATGGTGAAAGATACGCTAGACTGAAAAAACTCTCACATGCTTTTGAGAAAATACTTGGCTCATTTAGGCCAGACACCATAGCGTGTGAAGCTCCATTTTACCATAGACTACATCCAACAGCTTTTGCTCCTTTGGTAGAAACCGTTTTCGTTCTTAGAAATACTTCTATGGAATTTGATCCAGGCATTCCATTTTTACTTTATCCACCGAGATTGGTTAAGAAAACTAGCGCTGGTGATTCATATGCCGATAAACCAGCTATGAAAAGAGCCATGCAAGCCAGAAAGGATGTTATCGATCATATCGACACAGCTATCGACTCTCTTAGTGAACATGCTATCGATTCGATAGCAGTTGCCATGACTCATTTGGATTTGCTTAGAAAGGAACACAATCATGCTACTGGCAATTAGAGCTTTTTTTGGATCGTTGTTTGGCAATAGCAGTTTTATCTTCATTGCTATTATCGTTGCTATTGCTGCTCTGATCATCATTCCTAATAGCGATGCTGTGTTAGAACGGTTTGGTTTCGAAACACGTGCGTCTCTCAAAGCTGATAAAGAGAATCTTAAGAACGCTGTGGAGGATGTAATCAAGGTCAATGAAGGTAATGTAACTGCGCTCAAGACAGCTGATGAAATTAAAGACATCTCCAAAGCTGGTGGTGATGCTGTTAGTAACCATATTACTAAAGTGGAAACCAAGGTAAGTGCTAGTGAGACCAAACATCAGCAATCCATTAAGAAAGCCCAATCTACCAAAATCAAATCAGGAACTCAGCACAACCCAACTCTTCCTGCACCAGAAGTTGTGGAGCAAGTTTCACAAGCCAATATCACGCTTATCTGGGATATTTACAACGACGTTAAGGCTAGTTAAAGTCATTTTCAACCATATCAAGGAGATAAATCTATGCTGCGTATTTTCATTACGATGTTTATAGCTCTTTCTTTAACTGCTTGTGCCGGCACTCGTAGCGATGTTCGAGTGGTAGAAAAGATTCGCAATGTTCCTGTCGAACTGGATGCTCGTTTGCTTGAGCCATGCGTCATTCCTACTCCTCCTGAGAAAGACTATTACATGAGCTTGAATGTTTCAGAACGAGAGACTGTTCTGGCTAAATATTCAGCTTCTCTCATGAAGTCACTGAGCAAATGTGGCAAGCAAATTGATGAGATTAAGGAAGTTCAGGAAAAAGCTATTAAGAAGCTTAAGGAGGGATCTTGACTGAAGGTGTAAGCGAATACTTAAAACATATAATACATAAGAAAGTAGACTATTCTGACGAACATTATATTGAACAGATTCGTATATTCACGTCATTAAGTCAAGCAGAGCAAATATCTGTTCTCAGACTCATAGATCACGACATCGTGAACTCTAGAGAACATGCTCATAATCCAGCCATCATAGAAACAAGACCGATAACTGAATCTGAAAAGATAACAGATACTGAGGAGGGAAGGGCTCTTTATATCTGGCTGTTTAAGCTCATTAGCATAGTTATAACACTGTCTCTTGGTATCATTATAGTTGCAGCTACAGTAACTGATGTTAATAAAGGCGATGAAAGCTCAATGAAGAGTATTTGGACTATATTCAAGATCATCCTTGGTATTGACTAAAGATATATCTACTACGGAACCTACATGGCTCCGTAGTAGATATATGTATTGATTAAGTCTGTTCGATACCACGCACATTGAAGACCACACCAGGATCACTAGTGTATACAACAATCTTCTCACCTGGCTGGCATATCATAGCCGGATATTCGTAAGTACCACCACCGGCTTCAAGAACCAGATCACCTTGGATATGGTCATAGATAGCAGGATCGTTCATGGTTGAAATAGCCGCACGAATCGTGACCTCACCAGCAGTGCGGTTCACAGCATAGATGAAGCAGGTAGTAAACTGGACACCAGCTGCCGGGACTTCATAAACCTTCTCATAGACACCACCAGCACTAACGAGCTTACCGAGATTTCCGTTCATGTTGTTGGTCTCCTATTATTGCTGCTCAAGGCCATAGACACGAACAGCCAAGTTACCACTAGTTGACTGAACAATCATCTTCTCGCCAGGTGCCATGATGACATTAGTACGGCGCAATGCTCCATTGCGAGGAGACAGAGTGACACCATCTTCAAGCAAATCGACATCACTAAGAGTACCAGCATTAGTAACACCAAGTTTAACCGGTGCTGCAACGCTATCCATATTAGCGATGATCACGCTAACGTTGGCAAGTACTTTAGTGGCAGGAACCTCATACACCACCACTTCAGCGTTAGGTGCTGAAGACACCTTTGCTACAATCGAATTGAGCATTGTTTATACTCCGTGAAAAATAACCAGAAAACCGCTAGTCCCAAAGGATGGCAGCGAGTTGAAAATTAGACCTGCTTGAGGGCATAGATAACGCCAGAGTTGTTCTGTCCATCTATATCACGATGAGGTGCTGAAACAAGCATATACGTCTGTCCTACGTTCATGGCAATATGTTCACCATATCCATCCTCACTAACACCATCCTGAGGAATAATCTTAGCATGGATGACCCATTCACCATCAATGAGTTTTATGACATACACACCACCAGCATCTACATCGTTAACTGGCAAACGTTTCTGATGACCAGGACACCCTACATAAATGCTTTCATTATCTAGACCAAATACAACAGATGAACCAAGTCTATCACCAGTGTATTGTCCTTGGAATGATTTAGTCATATCCCAACTAGAACCAGTCCATGTATAGATGTGAACACTATCGTTGTCTGGATATCCGATAGCTATCTTTTGCCCATCTGGACTGATAGATAAACTAGCACCAAAACCGGGACTAGATGAGATTAGTGATGTGTATATGGTTTGACCGACACGCCGCCAGTTACCAACCGATATTTCCACATAGACATCCACACACCCGATTTGTGTGTTGGCTATAGCTAATATCTTACCAGTAGTGTTGAGGGATATAGACCAACCAAATCCATCATCACTTGAACTAATGTCTGTTATATGGGTTAAGACACCATTGCTATAGGCATATAGATCTACCCTTCTATACCCAGGTGAACTAATGGCAATGATACTACCGTCAGCATTAGCTGATATCCTAGATCCGAACAAATCATCAGGATTAAAGCCATCTACGTTATTCAACAACACCCATGCCCCGGATATGTTTCTATATGAATAAACTTTACCTGGAGTGTTGTTGTTAGAAACAGGGCAACCAACCAGCATGTATTGGTTATTTGGAGTTATGTAAACAGCCTGACCAAAGTCACTATGGGTAACATCTGGCGCTAAAAGTGTTTGGGTTTCATTAGCAACATCCATTTGGATGTTATATGCATGAACCTTATTGGTTTCTGGACATCCAACAGCTGTGAAGTATAAATCACTACCCATGGCTATGGAGTAACCAAACTGCTCATCAGCAGCAGGAGCCAATGCTTGTATGTTAAACCTATCTTCAAACAGATAGTTCGACACATTCAAGGAAAACTCACGACCATTGACAGTAAGTGTCGAAGTATTTGGAACATCAGCCATGCAGAAAGATATCTTATCTTTGATCCTGCTAGCTAGCATGTTGTTTGCTACTAGTGTATAGTTGGTATTCTCATCGTAGTCGGTGATTTGATACTCACCTTCTGCACCAACATATGCGTGTGTGATTTTACTGATCTTCGGTGTGACATGATCACTCAGAAGGCTATTGTTGATGGTTTCAATAGCCTGATTGAGATTCTCAAGGAATGGCAATAAGGTAGGAACATTGATCAACAACCCATCACCATTACCACCTATCACATCTTGAACAGTAGCTAAGCTATATCCAAGCTGAGCTAAAGTTACGTTATGTGGATTGCTCTCATTACCAAGATGTTGAATGATTGGAGCTTCATTGCGTTCAGCAATAATAAAGTCACGGATATTGTTGATAGCTGCTACCAACTGTTCCATGCCATAGAAATTCTCGAAATCCTGATAATGCGGAATAGGTGGGAATACATTTGGTTTATCAGTAACAGTATCCCAAATAGTCATGCGTGGGTTATATGCCTTCTCTGCCAACATCGTTAGAACATGCAAGCGATTAACAACCCACTCACCACCTACGGTTTGATATGTAATCTTAAGAACACCAGTGAGATCTAGGTTGTTAAGAGTAACAGCGCCATAGATCGTCTTACCGGTTGAACGAATGCCAGCTACATAAGGTAGTGCGAAATTGTAATGCACGCCTTCTTGGAGTGGTGATTCGATGTGATTGACAATAATCGACATTTGAAAATTGTCAACATAGAACGGAGCATAGTTAGGGACGATGAAAAAATAATCCCTGTAATTGGCTTCCGTTACTGTATGAAGCTCGTCCTGAACGAGGTTAGTCGCTGCATTACCCGTTAGATCCAACGGGTAGGTCACATCAGGCATGGTTTAACCCCTCGCGAAATCGTATAGATGAAGCCTCCTATGGTAGGAGGTTGCCACGTGATTACCAAGTTGAAGGAGTGTTTTTCATGTACACATATGTGAAATCTTTAGTGCTTGCTCGTAAAGTAGCAGCACAATGGGAAGAAGCCCAATTAGGCGACACTCCTGTTGTTGATATTTTTCAACAGTTCAGTGAGATCATTCATGTAGTCACTAACCCTCTTTATCCTGATGAGGTTTATGTTGACTTTACTGAGCTTAAACAAAGCTATGCTAATGTAACTGATACCTTACTTGATTGGTTCGTTAGTATCGATGACATGGCTCTGCCATTGTTACCTGAACTACCTACATCTAATGTTAGGTATATTCAATACATGGATGCTAACCAAGCCGGATATGTTGCTAAACTAGCCAAGATAGGTTCTTCATACCCAGAACAATACCCGCGTAATGAATTACCAGATATTGCCCTAACTAGGCTTCAGAGTACAACCGATGTTACTGAGATCCATACCAAAGCTCTAGTAACAGTAAATGGATTCTTACATATCACGAATACTGATGCTACCAATCTCTTTGTCAAGGATGCTGCTAAGTCATCTAGAGTAGCTCAGGAAGTTTGTCTTGGTTTGATTAGTTTTGCTAATCTGGCTACTATAGAGAAAATGGTTATCACAGATGCCATGATCTTTCCAGAGGTAGCTGGAAGACCTCTCTATGAACGAGCAGACATCAAGCTCAATTCACTGATAGGAAATAAGACTATACTGCTTTCTATTGGCGGATATCTATTCTTGCCAGAAGAAGGAGTATGCTGGCAAACAGGTGATGACACCATCAGCATCTGTCTAGAAAGAACGCCTTTCATCGATAGGTTCTATGAAAGCAAGCGTTACATAAACATGGATAGTCTGGAACTAACACCAGACCAAGATAATCCAGATGCTGTATCTCTAGATGAGCTTAAGAGCGATGTTGTTCTTAGGAAGTATTTGACTCTATCGCAGAGTTTTATTATTCTGGTGGATACGCCTAACTTATTCCATCGTAAACTCTACATAGAACGCATGGCCGTTCCTAGTGTCTTCACAACACAGCAAGAACCCACTTACCCTCTCATCACCGGTTATGGAAAGATGAGTGAATATTGGAAACGCTATGAAGATGGCTATTGGGCTATGAATGTAACAGATGGTCATATGAACAATCATTTGTTGGATTATAGATCTCAACTAGATATCGATGTCATTAATGCACAAAGATTCCCTAATAGAACCTACACAAGGTCTAAAGGTTATTTGCTTGAGATAGGTTCATACATCTAATCACACCACCACACGCCAGGTCTATACCTGGCGTGTGGTGGTGTATGTCTTAGCAACAATCAGCCGTAACTGACCGTTCGATTATCCCATGAATCATCTTCTCAACTGTGAGCTCTCCTAGTATGTATGTGTGTTGTGCGTTAATATTTACAATAGGAGAGCTCAGTGTGATATTTTTAGTAGTATTGATATTAGCCTCACCAGTAACAGAATTTAATGAAATATAATTACCGTTACTGTCCTTAATATCCACACCACCATTCTTAGTGTCTATACGAAATGTATATTCTACAGGCTCACCACGGTACGTAGATGTACGTAATTCTACATAACCATCTTTAGTACTCACAGTGACCCTATATTGTTTTTTAGGATCATCATTGCTATTATGATCGGTAGAGTCATTAAAAGCCCAGACAACATGTTCTAGTTTTCTGAGTTTCTCGTCTCTACGGCATTTATCCCAATAGTATTTTTCACTATCGGAATAGCGATAAATATCAACCATCTCTCCAGCTACTACATCTGGAGCAGTGATTCTGTTTGGATGGTGCAGAGCTAACCACTCTGCATCTATATGTGCTTTACTTTCAGCTGTAGCGATGTGTTTATTACCCTGTGCGTCTGGTAACTCGACATCATACTTAACACCCCATTCACGAAATGGTTCTTCGAAGTAAGGAAGATCTTCTATGGGTGTTACTTGAATGATATGTGTGTCGAATGGTTTGTCATTGACGACCACGCCTTTTGAATAAAGTCTGAATTTAGACTCGCGCTCTTGTGTCACTGTAATGACTCCTGATCGAATTTAACCACTCGATTGACGATAGTACCTGGTGGTATGACTATGTTATCTGGATTTAGCACAACTACATCAGTATTAGCTATACCACCATAGGCTTGTTCATAGTGGGAAACAATGAATACCTGACTGTAATGACTGTGTGTGATGAGCTTTGTAATGGCATCAAACGCCTTGATTCTGTGCGCTGAATCCATGCTCTTACCAAACTCATCTAGATAGATAGGAGCTGTATCTAAACCAAGATACTGCATAGAGACTATCCTGAACACTAAATCAATAGCTTCCTGCATACCTGCAGAACATTTTCCTATATCTGGTATGATCTTCCTGCTTTTAACCTGAACAACGAAACGATAACTAAGATCTAGTTCATCATCGCTATCATTGATAGGAAGTAGTTCAAATGGATATAACCATATCTGAGAGATGATGTTATTCATCTGCTCAACAAAATGGTTAATAAACCCACTCATGGCTTTGGCTATCAGACCATCCTTAGGTGACATAGCATCAACCATAGCTGTTAAGGATTCTTTCTCTATAGTGAGATCCTGGATGGTCTGTTTAAGCTGAGCTACGATGGCATCTTGGGCTTCTGCATTATTAATGCGTTGCTTATGCTCACCTAGAGCTATATTGAACTGACGAATTAGATCCTGAAGATAACTATGACGGAGTTTTTGAACTTCGTTATTAGCCAAGTTATCTTTTTGCTGAATAAGATTGTTTAGGCTTATTTGAATCTCTTTAAGCCTGTTGTGTATTTCTAATTTACGTTTGATGGATTCTAGTTTCTCATGGAGAATACGATTCGATGCATATAGTTGGGAATATTCAACCAATTCTGCATCTACTTGTTCTTGTAACTTACGAACATCAGTTTCAATCGACTGTTCGTTGAGAGTTATAAGCTTCTGCATCTCGTCAGATCGATGTCTAAGCGATTTAATTTCCATCAGTGATGGTATGTCATACCTAGCGTTCTGAAGATGCGTCAAAACTTGTTTTGGATCAACCATGACGATGTCTTCATTCTCTATACGCTGCCATATAGGCTGAAGAGCAGTTAATTGATCTCTGGTCCTTAGATAAATTCTGTATTGATCAAAATACTGAACGATAGCTTGGCATTTTGATTGGTTATCTTCCAGCTTTTTACTAAGGGTTTCCAGTATGACTACTAAGGTAGCTAGTTCTTTCTTAGCTGCCTGATATTTATTCTCATCAAAATCACGTATCCAAACATGCTGGCACTGAGGACATGTTGTTTGCTGATGTTCTTTAGCATGTTCAAAGTCTTTGATGATTTGACTGAGTTTGTCATGTCGCTCTTTTGCTATAGCTATAGATGACTGAGTTTCCTTTTGTTCATCTAGAAGAACCTGATAGCTTGTTTTGCTATATTTTCTATCTTGATTACTGGGCAATGATTGCATGACTTCAAAAAGACCATCATACGCCAGTTCTATAGCAGGACTTACCTCTTCTGCAGATGTATCTGGAGTGAAATATCTAAGTCCAGATTCTATGTTTTTTAGTTTAGTAAGTAGGGCTTGATGATCTGCTAGGAGATTGCCTGTTTCTTGTGTACCTAGCTCTGTTAAAGTTTTTATAACAGACTGCTGTTGTTCGATACGTTTACCTAGTTCCTCATATTTGGTCTGTTGAGCTATTAGTCTGTGATCTAAGTCATGGGCTATAGCTACCAAATCTTCAGGATTATCTGTAAAACCATATCCAGCCAGTTCTTTTACTAAGCGACGATGTTCCTTGATATGGGATGATATATTTGACTCCAGAACGCTATCGGGTTCTGTGATATATCCCATCGATGTCGTATCCCTAGATTCTATCAATAGATCAATGATTGATTCATATTGGGATATTTCTTCTTGCAGTTTAGTTCTGGTGTCTGGATCAACAATCTTAGCCATCTCTGTAAGAAGAGTGGATTGTTGGAACTTAAGGATCTGTTCTACTGAGCGTAATTTGTTCTTGAAATTCTGATAGACCTCAACAGCGTAATCGAAATCTATCTTAGACATTTTAGTGAACCATTCACGACGCTTAGCTACAGACATGGTTGTAAACCTTTCCATACCTGTCATGACATCATGAATCTCTGGTGTTATACCAAATATCTGAGCTACTAGAGATTTCTGAACCTGAGCAGTCCCACCTTGGTTAAGTTCTACAGGTTCTTCTTCATGAACTATACAACTATGTTTACCAGTAGTTCCGAATGAACTAGTTAAGGTATATAGTTTACCGTTGTGCTCTATGTTGACAACCTTAGATCCACCTGCCTTAAAATCTGACTTCTCAGCTGGTAGTGGAGATAGTTCCTGCATCAAACTAGATTTACCACAACCATTACTACCTAAGAGCAGTTGTATTTTTTGCTGTGGTGTGTATATAAAACTCGGATAATGGTTCAGTGCAAATCTGTCATATCCATGTAGCTCGATGGATTTGATCTTCACGATACGATCCTTAATTCTTGTCAGTCAATGGATGTAAATATGCTTGAAAATATCATACCACTCCCTGTGATATCGGGAGTGGTATGATATGTTTAATAATGGGATTCGATGTTCTTGAAGCTAAGATCACCAGCGGTCGTAGCTCTATTCTGATACGATGCTGTGAATTTAACGATGGTGTCAACAGTTCCAGTATTAACCTCTGGGTTAGTGATACTACCACTAACAAAATGAGAACGTCTGAGATAACGACCAGAACTATGCTCATCCCAGTTTATGGCTAATATCTCCATGTTGCTTGGTTTCTCAACAAGAAGATCACCAGCAGTTACAGGGAAGATTACACTCGGGTTTGTCTCATCAGGATAGCTTGGTAGTCTACCAAGTTCAATATCCGTAGGAGTAGGAGTAAATGGTTTACTACGTCTAGCATATCTATACGTTTCCTTAGGTCTCTTACCAAATGGTAGATAGCATTGTCCGTATAGATAAAGATCATAGGCGTTATCAGAGATAATTACATCGGTGGGATAACACCATTTAGCATCAGCACCATCGATATACCCAGTATGACCAGGTGTATCTTCATTGAATGTTGGGAAGCACATGCCATTACCAGAACGACATTTATTCTCAACACAACCGACGATATTGCTGATAAGTCTCTTAAGAGCAGCGTTTTCTGTCTCTAATACCTGTATCTGTACTCGACTACTAACCATCGACTGCATGAACTGCTGTCTGATGTTATAGTCAAGTTCAGCCTCTTCAGGAGTCATTATGTATTGATGACCTATGTGGACTATATTGGTCTCAATATCAACACCAAATACTTCTGTAGCAAGTATTTTAACTTGATCTACGAACGTCTGATAATCACTGTCGCTAGGTAAGGCTGGGAAGACAACCGTAACGCCCTTACGCTCATATAGAACACCAGAAGTGTTTGGAAAGGATTCGATATAACTGACTGGGATATATTCCCAAGTACCATCCATAGCCTGTAACGAAACTATATATTCGTTATTAGCATAATCTACGTCATAGATAGCTTGCGTTAGACTAAGAGGCTTATAGACGGTTTCAAATGGATCTATGTTCTGTGCTATGTATTCATTTATTGAGCGTATGGCTCTACAAGTATAAATAGCTTCTTCTGCTAGATATACGTCCAATGGTGGTTTAAGAGGCCATACACCCGTCATTCCGATAGACGGGATAACATTAGGCATTAGGACTCAGCCTTAGGTAACATGACAAAATTGATGTCATGAATAAGTTTGGCAAGGTAATATTTATCACCACGCCAGATCCTCTTCATGCCAGCTGGTAGGAAACTATATCTATTCATCTGTTCAGCATAGACAGTCATGTCATATAACCATCTACTCATCTCTTGAGTTTTTAAACTCATGCGGTTAAAATCCAGAGATGTACTAGGAACAGGAATGTAGTCAGGATAGACTTCTCTAAAGTCTTTAAGTCCATCAACGTTATTCTGTCCATTAGTAAGAGCAAGTAAGAGACTCTTATAGATGGATGGAAGCCCATAGGTGTTTAACTGAACATATGCTTGAGGATAAAATGCTATCTTACTAATCGCATAATTGATAAATTCACTTGGCTTCAGCAGCTGACTATACATGCCTGTATTAGTAAGCATGTTGGGTATAGCTATGTTATTCCATTGAGGAATGATAATGAATTCGGTACGTTTGAAAATATCAGGAAATATAACTTGCCATTCTTGTAAGGTATGACTGGAGTTATTTTCCATGTAGTCAATGATGGCGTCTTTGACAGCATCGATGTGGTCACCAGCACCACCGTAGATAATTACTGGCCAATTTACATCAAAGGTAAGATCTGGATTATTAGGATCTATGTAAGAAAACCTAAAAACCCTAACCATAGTCTCTGGATAACCTTCTTTAGCTAATTCTATTCTAACCATGAGTTTATCCATGGTTTCTTCTGCTAAGGCTGTAGCGATGGCGTTAGTAGATTGGAAGAACGCATCCAAAGACGGTAATGGAGACACTACCTTAATTTCATATTCATCATACTGATTCCTGAATGCTTCATCATGAAACCAAATCATGGTGTTACCAGTACTACCTGGTTTCTTCCAGGAAATCCAATGGGGGAGTACTGAACTCAATTCCCCCATCTCAAATGTTTCTATTTCTGCTGGGAAATGTGCATACATAGCCATCCGTATATCATCACTACTATACGGAGGAACTCTTGAATTTATATACGTGCGAAGATATGCACAAACATCGACAATTTCATCAACCAACGCCTGACCGAGCACCATCGGAGTTCCATTGTCAAAAGTTGACAGGAATGTGATGAGATCATACTCGGTTGAATCAGAAGGTTGATAGAACCCTTTCTCTCGTGCAAATGTATAGGAGATGGGTGATAGCTCTCCGATCTGAGAGACAGATCCATTGCTATTCGAAAGCAATGAATTAATTTTCAAGAAACCCTTGATATGCATAACAACTCCTTAGCCTCTCAGCTGAATAGGATGAATACTCAAACCATAGGATCGATCATTGATATAGTATTTAACCAAAATAGAGAGAATCCCGCTAACTAAAAAGGAGAAAACCGTGGGAAATATGTTTCAAATTTTAGTCTGGTTTTTTAAGTTCCTAAGAGAACTATTCTTCGATAGGAAAGAAGAAGCTGACTTTACTAGCGAGCACTTCAAACCAAAAAGATGGATCGCATTCATCGTGACGGTACTGACTTTTACAGTATCTGTCTTCATGGGAACGAGATTGGTGACTTTGGCTCAGGACTATGCAGATTTACAAAAGAAAAATAATAACTGCGGATCAAAATCAATTGAGGTAAAACCACCGAAGCCGCCAACAACAACATTTAACAAGTGAGTTTAGCATGCATGCGATCATCTATACGGACGGATCCTCTAAGCCTAATCCTGGTAAAACAGGCTGGGGTGCACACGGGTATAGGTACGAGCCTACTAATAATAGAACTCGTAAGCTAGATGACTACTTCATCACCAATAAAGGCTATCTACTTAAGTCAGAAATGACCGATGGTGCTGAGTTGGTATGGCCTATTGAGTTCTATGATTTTTCTGTTTATGAAACTAACCATGGCAGCAACAACTCTGGTGAGTTGGCTGCTGTGGTTGGTGTTTTGAAATTCTTCAGAGGTCATGATATAGCTTCATTAACCATATATACAGATAGTGAATATGTTCGCAAGGGTATATATGACAGTCTTGAGACATGGAAATCTCGTGACTGGAAAAATGGAGATGGTAATAAGGTCCATCTGGCTGATACATGGGCAGAGTTATCCGAGCTAGTCGATCATTATAAATCCATCAATGTTCCAATAAACGTAGAGCGGGTAAAAGGCCATCAGCACTACGGTAATGTGCTAGCTGATCAATTAGCTAAGATCGCAGTTAATTCTACAGATGAAACCAAAGATAGAATAGAGGATAGATTCCAAGACTTCACGGTATCACCTGCAGATGGATATGGTAAAGCTCTGTTTGATAAACACCCATTCATGTGTTTTAAAAGGATGTTCTTTACCAACCAAATGGCTATAGATGGTGGTAAGTATTATCTAGCCGAACCAGGAGATGGTGTCGAGTCACTGGGTAAACGCCATAACGAAGCTGCTTATGGTGTTATTTATCTAGATAGACCAGATGCTGTTGTTGAACATGTAAAAGCCAATCACAGAATGGCTAGCCAGGATCATGCATGTACTGTCGTAGCTAGACTAGATAGGATCTTCGATAAGTCAGTATATCCGTATATTTATAAATACGGTAAAGGTAGCTTGATACCATCTAGTAATAAATACAAGTTTGGTATAACAGATATAGACTTTATCGACGGTAGGAATATCACGACAGAACTCATACCGACTGGACTATCGTTCTTAGGTATGGAAGTACTCGGTCTATTGGACGGCATGTTGACTACTTATAGTAGGAATCTTGTAGAAGGAGTCAATACTCCGGATAACCTACTTGGTCCTGACTATTGCATAGTGGATATCACTGATAAACTATATGACGTAGTCAGTAAGAAAGATGGTGTTTCATATTCACTCAAGAGCATTTATGGCGTTGGAACTAAGAGCGCAAGCTTAACGATTCCAATTAAACTAAATGGTATTGAGAAGAATATTGAGATACTATTGACCTTTGGAGGTGATTTGCCTTTTAGAAATAACCTGAAGCAAATGGAATCTCTCCAACCTCAGGTTAAGGTGGTAGTTTGGGCTGAATCTAAAATACTCTATCGATATGCTTGTATCGTCACTGTCGAAGGAGCTATGAGTATTTGGTCTAACTACTATTCCAATAGAGTTCTTTCTTTAGCATAGGAGTATTTCTGATGAATGGCTGTGAAAGATGCCAAGTAATTGGCCATACTGAAGCTACATCTTGGTATGGAAAATTATGGTATCGCTTCCTTAACAACTTCCTTCCTGTCAAGATCAAGCGCATGATCTTTTTGACGTGTGTGTTTGCCTATGTGTCGGATATCGATACTCCGACAGACGAGACCATTCGCAAACTCAATGAAGTATTGCATCTTGCCAATGACGATGATGCTATCAAACTTCCGATAGTCATCAGGCACGCCATATGGAAAACCCTAGAAGAACCGATCCAGCTTGACGATGGTACCAAGTGTATCAATGCTAGAGATATCGTCCGTGAAAAGAAACCATCTATCTTTGATCAATTCCTCAAGGTCTTGATTAAGCGAGCCCCATCGTGGATGGTGTATGGTTCAGATAAGACATTAGAAAACGATCTTCGTGTACTATTCGATCGCTTTGCATATTGATCGATATTTTCACCCATCTAGCCTGTTCAAGGGCTAGATGGGTGATTAACATTTTACGTTTTAAGCTTGGAGTATGCGGTCGTATAGGTCATTACACGACTTCATATAAACAACCACGTCATAGTAGAACGCTACAACGAACTCAATATACCTAGCTGTTTCATACAGTCCACCAGAGATGGATTTAGCCACAGCAGGAGCAACTGTAGGAATATCATTGCTAGCCATAGATTTCTTAAGAAGATCAGCCAGATCGATGGTCTCTTGAACGCGTTTTTGAAGATCATCAAGGTTGAACTTCCTGAACTTCTTGTCAAGTTCCACCATCAGTTCTTTGATATCTGCAATGTCACCCATGCGTTGAAGAACATGGTTAATTTGAGCTTTAGAAACCGTGGTCTTTTCTTTAGAGAAATACCTAGCCAAATCCTCAATCATGGTTTCACGTTCTTTAGCCACTGATTGATAATATTTGGTCAGATCATTCATGGACAACTGACGATCTTTATTGGTAATGATGGTAGACATATAGGTATTGATGCTAGCTACCAGAGAACCAATGCGATTAAGCACAATTTCCATATTACTCAGAAGCGATTGGCCATATGGAACTAACAAGCCGTCGAAGCCTTCTGGAACACTAGTCAGGTTCAGACCAAACGTCATGTAATCAAGATGTTTAGCCTTGTAAACAGCACGACCGTCTTTACTGAGAAATTCTTTCAGGTAATCAGTATGTTCATGGTCACTAATATTCTTGACCATTTGAACTAGATCAGCTGTAAACGAAGGAAGATAACCTTGAACCAATTCCTTAAGGTTATTAATAACACTGGCTTCTAATGCTATGTGTTCCAGAGCACGAGAAGCAGGTGTGTTGATTTCGATTTGACCATGATTGAAGCGATCAAAGATTGCAGTGTGCATGTTATTTGTCCTTGAGATATTAAGTACTCAACCAAAGGATCTAATTAATTTTCAAGACTATTACGATAGTTTGGTAGCTAAACCGGCTAAGTGAAATATCAATATAGAGGTGATGTATGCTGGCTCCTTCTTTTGCTGAAGCACCCGATCTAAAAATTCTTCTCAATATCGGGTGTTTGTTCGATATCCCAACAGGCACTTACTATCGTGGTAAGTATGGTGAATCATTGCTCAACGGTGGCTTGGGTATGCTCACAGCCATCACTGGTATTGGTAACAATTTCAAGTCAACTCTCATGCACTACATGACTCTCTCGGCTGCCGAGAAAGTCTATGTCTCTACACCCACTTATATCTCTACATACGACACTGAGGTTAACATCCATCGCGGTCGTTTGTATGGATTTACACAGATGTTCAGATCATTTAATGGCATCAATATCCTGGATGACGGACATTGGTTGGTATCCGATAAGACAGTCTCTCATGGTAATGAATGGTGGGCGCAGTATAGGAAGTATTTGCAAGACGTGCATAAAGAGGCACCTAAGCTTATGCGTGAAACACCATTCTTGACAAGGGATAAGGTTACACGTCATAAAGTCGTTATTCCGTCATTCACTCAGATTGACTCTTTTACTGAGTTTGATACGGAAGAAATCGCTAAGATCCAGGATGAACATGAGCTTGGTGAGAGTGGTGGTAATACCATCCATATGCGTCAAGGTTTAGCCAAACTGCGTTTCTTAAATGAGATCCCTACTTTATGTGGGCGCAGTAACAACTACATGTTGTTCACAGCACACCTTGGTCAAGCAATGAACATCCAGTCTGGTCCTTATTCAGTACCGCCTCCTAAGAAGCTCAGCTCAATGAAGGCTAATGACAAGATCAAGGGAGTGACTGATAAGTTCTTTTTCTTCATGAGTAACCTTTGGCAAGTTTATGATGCTAGGCCATTCCAGAACAAAGATACCAAAGGTCCTGAGTATCCAGTAGAACCAGGTAACCCACAGCCCAATGATACAGATCTCAACATCGTCACTGTTAAGTTGCTTCGTAGTAAGTCTGGAGCTACTGGTACGACGTTTGAAATCCTAGTATCTCAATCAGCTGGAGTCCTTCCGGCTCTGTCTGAATTCCATTTCATCAAGACCAATGATAGGTTTGGATTATCTGGTAATAACGTAAACTATCATCTGGATTTACTGCCTGAAGTTAATCTGACTCGTACGAGTGTTCGCATGAAGATCGCCACTGAGCCTTTATTGGCTCGGGCGCTTAACATTACTGCTGAATTATGTCAGATAGCTCTCATGCATCGTAACATAGATCCTGATCTGATCTGTACTCCTAAACAACTCTATGAAGATCTTAGAGATATGGGGTATGATTGGAACATATTGTTGAACACACGTGGATATTGGATGCTTGAGAATGAATCACAACCAATTCCATTTTTGTCAACTATGGATTTGTTACGCATGCGGGCACAGAAATTAGTTGGGTCTGGTAGACTATCTGCTCAAGATACATATCATCCGTATTGGCTTGCTGAGGATAAGAAAACTATTATTGCCCCTGTTGTGGGTTAGGAGAGATTTAACGTGGATCCTATTAATATTTACCATCAGCTACCCGACGCTGGTGATGTTGATTTAGTGAGTGTTGTTCGTGTTGAGCTTATCAGTAATGGTCTTGGTAATAACATAGATCATGCATTTGACCAAGATCAACATATCATCGATGCTCGTAATAAGAAACCAGAGGTTCAGAGACATTTATTGAACCTCTATCTCAATCTTCAACTTATGAAAGCCATGGTTGATTCATCTAGCGTCAGGTATTGTTTATTGCCTGATGGTGAGATTTCCGATTGGCTGACATACTTCAAGTCATATGTTCTTCCTTTCCTTAAGGAACATAACTTGATCCAAACACCTGTAAGTAGGCCGATTCAATATGCCGCCTAATAGAAAGAAAGCTCAGGATTTTATTCTGAGCTACATCGACAAGATATTCCCAGGAGGAGATAATCTTAAGCAGTATCAAGATCTCTTTGCTGGGATGTCTGATGTAGAGTTTGATAACTTCATGCTAGATTTAGAGTCTGGTAAGCGCTTCCTGGTTGGAACAGTGCCCAATCTTGGTAGAGTAAAAGTTTCCATAGAGAACAATATCAAGATAGCTAAAGAGCTTGGGTATGATTTCTTTCAGAGGCTTTGGATTGGTCCTAAGGATGATGAACCAGCATACTTGACTCCTGTCGAATATATGGTCATTGATTTACCTATTCGTAGACAGTCTCAGCATCTTCAAAAGAAACGTTCCATACCTGAGAACAACCGAGTTATCGATCAATTATCAGGGCAACCAACCGGACCATCTAAGGGAGCTAAGATATCATACCCTGAGTTACAAGTCCTAGCTGGTATGAACATGGATAGTTCATTGGTAGAGCTTATCAAATATCGCGGTGGTGACAAGGGCGGTTATAATGCCCTCAACGCCATGGTAGGTAGATATGGTGCCGCCAATCTAAAAACACTGAGCAACTATGCTACAGGTGTTCAGTCAACTCAGACATTAAAAATATTTCTGACGGCATCTCATCTCAAGAGCACTCTCTGACATGTCTGAAAATGTACAAGTCTCAGCTGTACTTATAGAGATGGACTGCTTGATGGATACCAGGATGGGAACATTGGTTACTCATTATAGCGATGAGCAAGTTCTAGATGTTCTCAAGAATGGTTATCATGATAGAGAGTTTGACAATTTCCATGGAATAGATTATGATGAATTTCATAGTCTATATCGCAACAGGGATAAGGTAGTTCTGAAGAACAGTCTCAGAACCAACATCATGCCGGTGATTGATGATTTCGTTAGGGAAACCATTCGAAACAACATCAGCACACCACATGTCTTTATCCCTAAGGTTATTGTCAATATATATCCATACGACTTAACTATGGATGAGCAATCTCTGATAAGAGATGTGATGGTTCAGGCTACTAGGAATCACGCTGATATTGAAATAGTTAGTCTTTCTTACGACCAATTAACACCCAGTTATTTGCGTCAGGAAGTCTCATTGATGGTATTGTATGATTACGACCAATGGTTAGAAGCACAGACTATCAACGGTTCATTCAAGAAACAAGCATGTCCTGAAATAGGGATGTTTTCTCCAGCTATCTATAAGAAGCCGGAGCTAACTGACAATGACAAACGTATCCATGCTCAGTTTAAGATGCCTCCATTTGAGTTTTTGGCTAAACAAATTGAGCCGTTTGTAAGAGCTATATTTCTACCAGCTCATATGTTCAGTATCCCTGTGCGCGTAAAGACCTGATACTCTCTCGGTATATCCGAGAGAGTATCAAGTTTTGCTTCCTTAAGCTGGAGATCCAACTATACTGTCCATAAAGGTATTATAGTTGGTTTTGACAATACCTTGTTCGAGCTCACCATCGACAGGATTTTCTCTAACTATACTATCTGATAGCTCTGGTGATGTTGTATGTGAAATAGCTGTATGTCGTTTGGCCTTATGTTCAAGGATGATAGATGCGATCATGTCCTTAACATCTGCAGCTGTACGATTAGCTTCATCATCAACACGCAATCTAGCAACAGTCATCACATTCTTGTCTAATGAGCCTAAAGCCTTCACTAGAACATGCTGAGTATCAATATCGCTAGGGACACCATCTTTGGTAAGATGGTCTAATAGTTGTTCATGAGTGCGCCTAGATTTCTCAATGAGGCGAACTTCTTCATCAGTCAGCTTCATCTGTCCTCCTCAATAATGGATATGAATTTAACACCATATTTAGTACATGGTGCAACAATTGAAAGGAGCTCCATTGGGATTTCTAGCTACCTTCTTTGAGCGTTTTAAAAAACACCCTTCTCCAGTAGATATATGTATAAATTCACTAGGAGATCTGGATAGGTACCAATTTCAGCAGCTATATTCAGCTGAATACTCCACAGAACGACTACCTGTGATGTTCGATAATATCGAAATATACATCGCTAGGATGCGTTCATTTATAGAAAGCAGTGAAAGGAAATCATCTCTTCAGGCATATCAATTCAATCAAGAGATAAGAGTAATACACTTGCAAGACTTCCTAGTTAGTGAAAAAGGATTGTCATTGCACTTAGGAGAGACATTTGACTTATTTAGATCAACTAGTCTTGAGTTCTTCAAAAGTCTAGATGGTCCCAATGATGAAGTAACTGAACGAAATCGACAAATAGTTGGCAGGTTTACGAGCTCCCTAATGACTATAATCGAATTCATACATGCACTTCAAATGTCAAAGCGTCTAGTAATTAAACCTAGAGGATAGCTATATCTATGGCTCCTCTACTTAGTAACGAGGAAGCTATTGACATATTTCCCGGTCTGAACCACAAGTTTCGCAGTAGACCAGGAGTTCTTGGGCCTCACGGTCCAAGGGTCCCACTTCATCGAGATGCTTACCCTTCTATCGCTAGTTAGGCAGAGGCAAGAGCTCTCCATGGGCTGATACCCGTAGTCATCACGGGCGATAGATACCTTCCTAGTGCAGGGTAGCTAGGACCGTGACGCCAGGCTCAGAGTGGAAGTTGGTCATGGTTCTGAGGGCTTCATCCCTGATGTTCTGAGCGGCGTTCAGG